ATTATCCATATGAACTAAATCAAGCGATAAATCACCAATGTATTTATCTAAAGTTTTTAAATAAATAGCATCAACATGTAGACTCGATTTATCTTTTTCTAATAAATATTTAGTTGCAGCTTCTCTAAAGGTTCGCTTTGGCCTTATTCCATAAACACTAGCTTGTCTGATCTGCTCAAGTCGATGAACTAAATAGCGTTCAGCTTCTTCGAGAGAACTTGATCCAGTACTTTCTGAAATGCGGCGTCCGTTGACTTTTTTGTTAATGTGCCAGATGTTCCCGCGTTTAACGAGTCCTGGCATTTTTTTTCTTCCCATAGTGGTCTCCCCTTTAATGGAGGACGACCCTTACATTGCTTATAATCGTCCAACCAGGCGTCTAAATCAAGTCGATCAAATGCAATTCCTATTTCTCCAATTGGAATAGTTATTAAATATGGCCTTACTTCTTCATTAAATCGATGCCGATCCATTCCTAAATAATTTGGAGCATCGCGTAAACGTATTAATCGGGGTTGCATATCTCTACTCCCTTTTTATTTTTTATTCCAAATGAACAAGATTAGCCTAGCGCATAAAAATGTCCGCATGCGTACATTTTTTATGTTTAGAATGAGGATGTAATAAAAAAACAAAGAGAAGTACTGTATGCAAGAGATAAAAATCAGAAAAGCAATTCGATTCTTTGGAAATATTACAAATATGGCTCATAAAATCGGTGTGAGTCGAACCAGTATTATCGATATCTTGAAGGAAATCCAATTCCTACTGAGATTGCTTTACGGATTGAAGCTAAAAGTGATAAGGAAATTAGCTATAAAGAATTAATTCCTTGGAAAGCTAAATACCATTTGGAGCTGGATGTTTTTCCTGACTCACTCATCGAATTGCTTTTAACGAAAATTATTATTACTGAGGAAGTGCCTTGTTTTCCAGATCAAAAAGATCTACCTGTATCTAATCAGCGCGCCATCTGTGTGAATGAATCCAACCATCTTATCTATGGCTTAGAAGCTATCGAAGCAACTAAAAAACTAGGGAAAAAATCGGTACTTGCCTGGCGCGTATCGCTTGAAAACTTACAATACGGAAAGTATGAAGTCATCATCTAAAAAAGGCTTTTGATCTCTTTGAACGAACGGCTATTGGAATAGCTTTAAAAAATTACTTAGGTGAGCGTCGTGGAAGAAATAATGTGGGAAAATTTCCCACATTTAAGGGGATTAAAACAAGAAGTATCGTAGCTCAGCTTTTAGGTTTCCGTCATGAAAAAAATTTTCTCCATCTCGAAAAAATATTAGAACACAGCAATCCTAACTTAATTCATAGCGTAAGAAATAAAAAAATGTCAATCGCTCATGCCATGAAGTTAAGCAAACTTAACTGCCATAAAGAACAACAAACCAAACTAAAGCGCTAATTATTATTTTATCAAGGAGAAAAAAGATGCGTGAATTTGCAAAAATATCACCTAAATTTTGGATCAATGCCACCAGTAAAAAATTAAGGGCTTGTGACGCACAGCCAAAAGTAATTGCATTTTACCTCATGACTTGTCCTAACTCTAACATGATTGGTTTTTACTATTTGCCACTATCATTGATGGCCTACGAAATTGGCATATCCTTAGAAGAAGCTTCTAAGGGAATAGAAAAACTTATTGAAATCGAATTTTGTGTTTACGATAAGCTAACTGACTATGTATGGATCTACGATATGGCACTGACACAGACGGGTGGTGCACTAAAAGTTAAAGATAACAAAGTACGCCATGTAAATGTGCTTTTTCAAGAGTTACCAGAAACACCTTTTTTACATATTTTTTACGATAAATACATTAACTTATTACATTTAGAACCTCATGAAAAGTATGCCTTGAAAGATGGGGCTTCAAAGCTGCTTTCATCTGGCTCTGAAGCAAGTAAGAAGAAAGAAGTGAGAAGTGAGAAGTGAGAAGTGAGAAGAAAGAGGAGATAAGTAATAAAGAAGATCTCTCTATCTTCTTAGATGGAGAGCAAACAACATCTGTTGTTGATGAAGAAGAACTTCCAGTTAAAAATTTAATTACATTTCCGATTAAAACTAAATCCTCAGTGGTGTTCACCGTTCCTCTACGGCAAGCGAGGAAACGGGTAGTTACAGAAATCGAACTGGACGAATGGCAAAAAAATTACCCTGAGGTGAATGTACGCCAAGAAATTCGCAAGCTTATAGCTTGGAATCAAGCCAACCCTGATCGACAAAAAACAAAACGTGGAATTAATCGGCATATCCAGGGATGGTTAGCGCATGCTCAGCAAAAACACGGCAATAATAACGCTATTCAATCTCCTATCAGCACATGGGATCACAACGTTGCGGTTATAAATGCATTGCTGGAGGAAGACAATGGAAGTTAATCAAAAACAAGCTTTCTTCGCCTCTCTTGCAGTGATTGCTGAAACGGTTAATCGAAAAATATCGCCGGTATTGATGAAAGCTTACTGGGAATGTTTGAAAGATTATTCCTCTGCAGAAGTTCAACGCGCTCTGAGTGAAGTTTTAAAAAATCCGGATACTAAAAAACATCCGTATTTCCCTCTGCCTACGGATGTAATTGAAATAATCGAAGGCGATGTTCAAAGCAAAAGCTTATTGGCTTGGACGGATGTTATGAAAGCTATTCGCAGAATTGGTCACTACGACAGTGTAGTATTTTCAGATGAGTTAATTCATGCCGTCATTCAAGATATGGGTGGTTGGATTGCGTTGTGTCAACACAGCGCAAAAGAATTACCTTTTGTACAACGTGATTTTGAGCGCCGTTATCAAATTTATTGCCGAAGACGACCAAAGAATACTCCCCAACCAGTTAACGGGCCGTATTGCACATCAAAACGCCGTTAATGGACATGATCAATATATACCTCTTGCCGTTACTTGTTCAGATCAAAAAAATATTGATGTAAACAAAAATTTCATTAAGGAAAAATAATAATGAAATGTATCAACCCAGACTGTAATTATTTTAAAACTTATGTGATTAATTCCAGAATGATCCATGAAGGAAAAATGCACAGACGACGATTATTTTGTCCCAAATGTAAAACTCGTTACACGACGTTTGAGACAATTTTATATGATGATGTCGCGAATCATTGGTTTGATACAAATGGATAAAATTTCTCTAAACGTACCTCATCTAGTCGCTAGTATTTTTTTAAGTCCGCTTTCATACTTATGTAAATTCTTTACAGAAATATGCATATGAATAAATTAAATAAAAACCTGGATTCCTCAGGGCCTAAAGATTCGTTTCATCGATAATTAGCGATACAACATGCTCATACCGCTCATCGTTTAGTTCAGCAACGCTATGTCAGCGATGCTAAGCCTATTTTTATCGATAAGGGGAGATAATCATGGGACGGCCCAGTAAGTTTAATCCGGTTTTAGCAGAAAATATTATTGAAGCTATTGCTCATTTAGTCCCCTTTACAATGGCTGCTGAAGCAAATCAAATTAATCGTAGTACTTTGTATGACTGGATTAATCAAGGTTTAGCGGATATTCAAGCTGGAAAGGTAAATACTGAATTAGCCAAATTTTCCATCGCTGTAAGAAAGAGTCAATGTACTACCGTTAAAGAACTACTCAATGAAATTAAACGAGGAGAGAAAGGTTGGCAATCTCGTGCTTGGATTTTGGAGAGAAGATTTCCACTGGAGTTTTCAAGCTGTACTCAAGAATTGTTGCAAATGAAAGAACAGATTGATCATATTGAAACACTTTTAAAATCCCATGACTAAATCCATTCCTAAAGGTCTATTGAAAAAACGCTTGCTGTTACAAAAAACTTTAGCCAAGCTCAGGAAAATTAATTGATCGCAGTCTTTTTATTCTATAACCAGGGCATCGGTAAATATCGATTTTTTGCTTTTAGTAAACGCTTTGTGCATTGTGCTTTACTTTGTTATGAGGGCGATTACTGTGTTTTATTTGAAATAGCACCGACTGGTTTTACTTACCGTATTTTAAAGAGTCATGATGTGAATAAAAATTTAAATGCCATTAAAAAATTACCGATGCTCAGTGCTTTTATTGCAGTACTGATTAGAGTTAAGAAAGAAATTAAACCCTGGCCCTTCAAATGGTATACCTGCAATGAAGTCTGTCGTTATTTTAGTGGGATTGATATCGGCTGGACATTTAACCCTAAACATCTCTTTAAGAAGTTAATCCAATTACAAGAACAACGCAATTATGAACTCTTAAGCTGTTGGAGACGACCATGAGTGGCGGAGGCAGTGGCAATGACGAAGCCAATCGTTTATTGGAAGAACAAATCCGCCAACAGAAAGAAGAAATAGAACAAAAAAGACAAGCGATTGTTGAACAACGTATGGCTATCATCCAAGGACAAGGTGCACAATCTTTTAATAACCCTAATCAATGAATTTAGCTACACTCTCTACACGCTATGAAGAAAGTAAGCGTTATAAAGATAAATGGTTAGCGTTATACAAAGAATTGTATACCTATGTCATCCCTGATCGAGATGCGTTTAATATTAAATTTAATTATCAAGATCAAGGTAAACCAACCAGTTTGCAGATGTGGGATAACACAGCGCTTTTAAGCGCATATCAGCGTGCGAATGATCTGCATGGACTGTTACTACCCCAGGATCGCGTTTGGGGAAAATTAAGCTTAGATTCGCATCTTATTAACGCCAATCAGATTAATGAACAGCAACCACTCTTAGATGAGGTTAACGATCAGATTTTCTTTTATTTAAATCAATCTAATTTAGCACATGGTGGCATCTAGTAATTTAGATTTAGTCGGAGGAACGGCAGCGCTTTGGATTGAATCGATTGATGATGTCACCCCCTTATACTTTCGTTCTATTCCAGCGATTACCTTAGTCGTTGAATACAGTACCGATGATGTTCTTAATACCTGTTGGTATCAATGCAAGATGAGTGGACGTAAGATCCTAGAAGATTTCCCACACTATAAAAACAAAAGAAATCTATTGGATCAACCGAATGAGCTATTGACCGTTATCTATGGTCAAATCAAATTAAAAGAAGATAAATTTTATCTGTATGCCATCTTAGAAAACGATCCCTTAACACCGTTATGGGAAACTGAACGAGATTATAATCAAATTATTATTTATCGCGACAGAGTGAGACCTGGAGAATGCGAAGGCAGAGGTATTGGTATTGATTTATTACTGACGATTCGTGATCTTAATCGCATTATCGAATACAGTCGCAAGAGCTTAGCTTTTAAAGCCAATCCTCCTTTGTTTTACGATGCAGACAAATATTTTAACCCGCATGTATTCAGGAAATGGTCAGGGGCTATGATTGCCCGCAATCCTAATGGTAGAAATCCGTTAGAAGCCTTACAGATGCCAGAATATCCTGAAGTTTTAGAGCATATTCGCGATCTCAGACAAATCATCCGTGATGCCTTTCAAGTAGATCCCATTGGTGAAGTCAATACACCAGTAAAATCAGCCACTGAAGTCTCTATACGCGAGAATCGAGCGCAAAGAACCAGTGCAACCGACATTTCTCGCTTAATTAATGAATTACCGAAGCAAGTCTTTACCATCAGTGCAAAGATATTAGCAAAGAGACGCTTGTTATCCAAGGATAAAAGTATCTATGGTATTCAATCGCATTTATTACGCTTTGATTTTCAAAGTCCACTCTATGATTTACAAAAACAGGATGATTTAAGTCATTTCACGATGATGGCGCAGATTTTACAGCAGTTCGGTGGCGAAGGTGCAGTATTAACTGCGACGAAGATGGAAGAAGTTTTACCGTTCTTAGCGGATAAACTTAATTTACCTTCCAAACTCATGAAGTCTAAACAGGAATTTGCACATTTTATGCAGCAGATGGCGCAACAGATTCAACAAAGCCAAGCACCCACACCGTCAACGTCAGCGAGTCCTATTAATATTCCATCACCCGCACAGGTACAATTCTAATGCAAGATAAACTCAATCAATTACTCAAAAAAGATCACATTAATAAGGATCAATACGATTTGTTTCTATTATTTGGACAAGGATTGGGGAGTGAATTCCTTAAAAGCCAATTGTTTCATAGCATCATGGAAGAAACGCTAATACCGACTGAATCAGGCTTTGCTTGGATCGATGGTCGTCGTTCTGTTTGGCGTGATATTCAACATACCTTAATTCACATCAATCAATTACTTGAAGGAGAAAACCATGAGTGAAATCATTGAAGAATTACCTGTTGAAGAGCAGCCCAAACTCTATGCGGGTAAATATAACAGTGTTGAAGAACTCGAGAAAGCCTATAAAAACAGTGCCAAGGTTTTTAATGACAACAAAGCATTACAAGAGAGGTTAAAAAACTATGAAGTACCTGAAAGCTATCATTTGCCGGATGTATCTTTACCTGAAACAATGTGTCAGGAAATTGAAGGACTGGCTAAAGCCGCGAATTTAAGCCAAGAACAATTTAATAAAACGTTGTATGCGATGGCTGATCAACAAAAGCAGTATCAAACCCAGCTAGAGAGTAAAAAAAAGACATTAGGAGATAAATTCAATATTGTTCAAGATTATGTCACTAAAAACTATCCTGCTTCATTGCAGCCGACTGTATTAAATACGATTATTGGAGATGAGAATGCAATGACTGAAGCCTTAAAGCATCGGGATCAATTATTCAATAGCCAAGTGCCGGCCTTAAATAATCAACAAGCGAATCAATCCGATCCTTATGATGCCCAACAAGCCATGTTAAAGATGGCTAAAGAATATGAAAAAAATCCTAATGCAAAAAATAGAAAACGCTATATTAATCTAGCTAGTGAGCTAGCTGAAAAAAAATAAATAATAGAAACATCCTTGTTTTAGGAATAAAAATTATGGTCTAGATAAAAAATTGTCTAATCTAGGCGCATCAAATTCTTTACTACCAGTGGACGAGGAAAAAAATGATGATCGATATGTAGCCGGTTGAGAAAAATTATTTTCTTTTGTAAATTCATGTAGTCCTAGTAGCAAGCTGTCTAATTCATCTATTAGCTGTTGTCGTTTATCGATGCCATGCATCTCTAAAGTACGTCTATTTTCAGGTTCTTCAGTGATTGTAGATAATATCTTGAATCGATGAACAACTTTTACAGGACAGTTCATTTTTTCTGTCGCATAGTCATTAACATCGTTTAAATCTTGTTCATTTAAATCATTTGAAGCGTATTTAGTATTTATTTTATCTTTTATTTTATCGAGCTCATTTGCATCTAAATAATCAACTAATGTTTGGAATATCTCATTTATTTTACCGTAAAAAAAACGGTTTTTTATTTCCTTTTCATAATCCATGAGTTCTTGTAATTTTTGTTCATTGAATCCATTAGAAATATCTTCCGTAACACGAAATTCAATATTTTCAAATTCGTCACTTTCTAGATATGACTTCAATGAATTTAATAAATTTATTGCTTTTTCTTCATATTCAGAGTATTCAATAAATTGTGATTTATCTTTGTGTCCAATAATTTTAACAATTGATTTACTTTCTTGAGGAGTATCAATTTCAAAAGGAGTAGCGGGTTTTGCTTCACCAGTATTAATATTTTTTTCTTCCCATTCTCTTTGTCTAGCTAACTTCTTTTCTAGTTCAGATAGTTCATCTTTATTTTGAGATTGTTTATGATCCAATTTCTCTATTGGTTTCAATCTGTTTTGTTGTAAATCAGTAGACCTAATAATAAATGGATTTCGAGATTTTTTCTCATGATCAAAATCTAGTGTTTCTATTTTATTTTGAGATTTAGAGTTATTATTTTTTAGAGAAATAGCTTGTAACTGTTCTTGAAAAGATAAAGGTATTTCTTGCGTTACTCGAATTTTTTTATTCTTTTTATCCTCCTGAGTCATATTTATTTCAGAAGAAATTTTTTCTATTATTAATTTAAATGCCTGAAGTAAATTTTCTTCTACTCCATTCCTAATTGGTTGTGCTTCTAGTTGATCTATTTTTAATTGAACTGCTTTACGAAATTTTTCATTGGCATCCTCTTCTGTATTAGAATTCGATGAAGGAGGAGCTTTAGCATAGGCCAGTTTATCTGCTGTTTCCGGAGAAGAGATACAGAATATTTTAATTTTTGGCATAAAAGAACCTTTTAAATTGAGAGTGCCAAGTATAATTTTTAATTATTAAGCTAATATTAAAAGCGCTTTCAAAAATCCAATAAAACTCTGTAGGGGACAAAATTAAAAATCAATTTAAATTACGGAGGATATTGTTATAAAAAGGGCTAGTCATTTGGCTAACAACCTCTCGGAAGGGAGTTAATTGACGCCAGGAATTGAGCAGTGCTTCTCTAATTAAATCAAAGCCATAGCGGAAATAAGAATATTGAGGTCTTCGGCTTTCACGATAGTGATTAAACGGAATAGGTTTTTTAAGGGCGCGCCACTCGCCGACTTTATGAGCCCAACAAAATCCTATAACGAGTAATAAAATGAGCTTTTCAATGCGCTCCAATTGCGTAAGGCGTGTTTCTTCAAAACGAAATCCGCGTCCTTTTAAACTTTGGAAAAGCATTTCGATTCCCCATCGTCGCAGATAAATAGGAATATATTAGCATTCCTTGATACTAGCTCTTTTACTAATAAATCGTTTCTATTCTGAGTTGCTTCGTGTAATGGTGTATCGCCAAATTTATCTTGTGTATTGACTTCAGCTCCATATTTCATAAGTAGAATAGCAATATCCGTAAAATTATATCGAATGACAAACTGAAGCAATGTACCGCTTGAAACTTTTTGACTTGGATTAATTCCGTTTTCTAAAAAATATTTAGTTGCACTTATATCCCCCGATAAAGCTGCTGATTTTAGTGTTTTTGAAGTCATACTAACCCTTTTTATTATTCTAAGATATCCAAATATTGACTTTAAAAAATTAATATTTAAAACTTACATAAGGAGAATCTTTATAATTTTTTAAATTATTGAGAAGTGCTTTTTTAGTCATAGGAGAGAGTTTTTTTAAATTAGGAATTTTTTTGAAAATATTGTGACTGGTTAAAGCTAGCGGAATAGCAGGTGAATTTCGTAAACTTTCTGCTAATTGTTTTTTGGTTGCGCTTAAAATTGCATAAAATTCTTTATAATCTAAATAATTTTCTTTCTGAGCTGTTTCTAATAACTGTTTGTGGGCAATAAAATCTTTTTTAGTTTTAATTTCGGTATTTTCTAGAAGCATTTTATA